CCAGGGAGCAAGGGTTCCTTCCGGGTTGGAATCCGGAAATATTCCTTTTCATTTTAGCTCCACCACCCTCTACTACTCAGACCCAATGGGCTGAGGCTAACTACATATCATATGGCCTGAGATAAGCCCAAGCATTTGGAGTAAAGTCTGACCTTACAAGGCGGCCTACAGAAAGTAGATCGCTAAGAACGTCAGTACGATCCTTCGCATACTTGAGTGTTATCAAAAGACCAGGTGACGTATAGTACTTACACATCGGTATTCTCCTTTATGTAAGACATCGCCTCATTGAGGTCGTGTATCAATAGATATCTCTCGATGCCAAAGGCGATATCGTCGGAAACCCTAAATCCAGGTTTACCTTCAATATCGATTATGTCAGAAACTTGACTTACGTCATAGTTATCTAACATACCCTTGCTCTTGAGGTCTAGTAAATACCCGACCGCAACTGTTAGAGGGCTCCCATAGAAGACCAATTCTGGTCTTCCGGACATCGGCAAATTCAGACACAGTCCGAGAATACTCATGACTGTGCTTGCTGGCAAAGAAATCCAGCAATGCCGAATATCCGTCTCTCGGTCTCTTTTGAGATTGGACAAAAAGTTGCCAAACTCGGACCTCGTACCTATGTAGGCTAGGATTCCATCTTTGAATAAGATGAGATTCATCGCTTCCAGAGTAAGAGGTGAGACCGGAGAACCCAACGTCGTTGTGACCCACAATCCTGATTCCACGTCTAAGACGTGCAGGAAGGAGGTCGAGACAGGCGTTCGAAGCATGCCAATATCCTTTATTAAAGAGGTTATTTGCATTATCTACTACAGCCTGGCACGACGCCGGGCTGTCGCCGACTATTGTCTTCGGACGGATAGGGGTTACATCGTAACCCAAGTACCCATCCTGTCCACAGGACTCCCTAAAATGTCCGCTAGCATAGCTCTTAGCCATGTTAACTTTCAGTTGAAGGAGTTCCATAGCACGACATAGTCGTACATACCCGTGTGAGGGGATTATAATATCATCCCCAAACACACGGACTTGGTTACCAAGTTTCCTAATTTTAGCCATTGTTGGCTCACCCTCGATAGTAGAACCTATCGAGATGAAAGCCATCACGAGCGACATTATAGGAAACGTGGTTGCTGTACCTTGCGAGGCGAACTTCCGTAATAACAGGAAGTCACCATCTTTTGAGACTGAGTCTCTAAGATACCTCGTACGTGCGGCGTGCAGAGCGGTTAGTAACGATGGATTACATCGAAACATCCGTTCCACGGTCCAACACGTAAGTCGGTCACTTGCGTCCGATAAATCTATCGTAACAAGTTCCCGATCACGGGATGCTTTCAAAACCAAGTCACCTGAGAGTGTCTGGTCCCTGAAAGAAATGAATTGAGATGAAAACATCTTTTTCCATTCTCTTTCAAGCCAGCGCCACGTCAGTTGCTGACACCACATATGTGATGCAGGTTCTGCCGCAATGAGCCTAGGACCTTTAGCAGTCTTAGGCACACTCATCAGCTTACTTGCCACCTCATGATTTGGTGGTCTAACCTCTGGGGAGCCTGCAGTTCTACCGCAGACTTCATAAGGAAAGGTGTTTTGAAGCTTTTGCGGCCAGTTAGGGAATTGGGACTTTTCCCAACTCTTTAACCCTTCCGCAACAGCACCAGGTCCATGCTTAAAGCCAATTCCATTACTATCAGAGTCTTGTTGAGTTGAAAACTCAACAGGATCATAATAGGACATGGAACTAACGATCAGATCCGCAACCTTTTGGATCTGACGGAGGATTCGCTGGTCTTCTAGTAATTTCATCCTTTCTTCTAAACCTCGTTCCTTACGGAATAGAGGTAAAGAATGAGAATGAAAATCACTAGACCCATCCATTGCCTGCACAAGATGCACATGCATTGGACGGTTATACAAGCGAAGGCTATCTCCTGAGTCATTATCACCTATTGATTTGCCCGCGATAAGCGGAGAATCAAAAAGATGACCATGACTATTACGATTGAAACCACAGTAACTGTGAATT